TAGTTTCACCAAGGCCGCACTTGCAGGAGGTGTCATTGCTCTTAATCTCTCGGACATGACTGATGCATCGATCCTTATTCGTGCATTTGTTGATTCCTGGCGTGAGGCTCGTTCGGTTCTTGAAGCCGGCAGTGCTCTCTATGATTGTGGTTCTTTGCTAGCCGATGGATTCAATTCCCTCGACTTTGACATTGAGCCTCCGTCTGTGGAGAGACGCCGCCGGCCTCGTCGTTCTGCGCGTGCCGAAGCTGTGTCTGATGAGTCAGAGGGCAGTGAGGAGTATTTCTCAGAGATGTTGCGTGCTGGTTCTGCGCGTGACAAGTCTGACTTCAGCAGCCTGGGTTACATGTCAGCTCGTCGGGTCGATGGATCGCGACTTTTTGCTGATGATGGCCAGGGAGCTGCTGTTGAGATGGCATCTACTGAGGAGAGAAAGGAGGGAGGTAGCACTTCTCCTTTGGGTTCGCCTTTCGTTCCGATTGCCGCTGCTGAACCGCAGCTGCCGCGTTCGAACTCTCATCCGAATCTTTATGGTTCGCTTCCGCGCGAGCGATCTTCAGTGATCGACGCGCAGGTTGCCCAAGCAGAAAAGGATCTGTATCGTGCGCAGAACGCTCCCCGTGCCGGCCTCGGCTGGGTTCCTGGAGCAGGTCAGTTCAATGCTGCACGTGCAGCTGGAGGTCGATTTTTTCCTGGCCTCTGGGTGTGTATTAAACGTCCTTTTGTTTGGTGTCATGGTAAGTTCATGCAGGCTTGGAACTGGTACAGTGGAAACACTGTTGCCCAGTGGATGTCTGCTCTGCTTGCTGTGCTTGCCCTGTGGAAAGGTTACTCTCTTTATCAGGAGGGCTACCGTGTCAAGACTGGACATGTTCGTGTGAACTCCAAGTGGGAGAAAGCACGTCTCTCGAAGAAGCGTATGTCTGAGGGTTATGCTGAGAAGCATGGCTTCGTGCTGACAGACGGAGTCTTTGATGGAGAGTCTATTGAAGTCTACATTCCACATGAGGCTGTTACTGAGGTCGATCACGACGTCTCGAAGAGGTCTGGCAAGAAATGGAAAGTTGCCGCTTATCGAGCTGTCGCTGCCAAGCATCACAATGCAGGTGGTGCTGATCGCACTTGGGATCCTTCTGACCCGACTAAAGACGATCAGGGTAACCGTCCCACTCCTAAGGATTGGCGGAACCCTACTGAGAAAGAGCTTCTCGATCGTTCTGTGAAGGGCAAATCGTGGCGTCAGTCTCGTCAACAGTACGAAGACCCCCACGAGAAGAATATCCGTGTGATTGGTGGTGGCAAGAAGGTGACTGAACAGATGCGCCCTGGTTGTGCTATTCTTCAGCCCCTCTCGTACGTGCTCGTCCGCACGCCTTCCGTTCTCTCTAGTGATCCCACTAAGCAGTCCAAGGACGATGGTTTTGTTACCGGCTTCCCTATGGTTGATCGTGTTTTCATTCCTCGTCATGGTGTTGCTGGAGGACAGGAAGTGTACATGCATGTGAATGGTAAAGAGATCCCTCTTTCCAAGCACTCGTATGTGTGCAAAACTATGCCTGATGACCTGTGTTTCCCTGTGTCTGACCCTAAGCCTAAGATGAACAAGAATCTTAAGTTTCGCGCTCCTATTGAAGGCGAGACTGTCATTCTGACTTGGTTGTCTGCCGGTGGTTCGCATATGGCCATTGGGACTGTGGGCAAGACGATCTTTGTCGGAGCAGATAAGAGTGTGCCTATCGTGCAGTTCCTTGGAAGTTCGATTCCTGGAGCATGCGGTGGACAGTACCAGGCTGCATCTGATGGTTGTCTTGTTGGAGTGCATGGCATTGGAAATTCATCTCCTTCAGTGCCGCCCTGTTTTTACCCCTACAATGCGGAGTTCAAGGCTGAGCTTACGCGTTTGTCTGGAGCTAAGGCAGAGCACTCCCATGAGCTCGATACTCGTTATACTAACACATGGCACGATGTTATCAATGGCCGAGAGAATCTTACCTCGGTTGAGCGATTGACTAAGCAGGTCTCCAAGCAAGGGAAGCCTGCCGTGTCTGTGAAGCATGAGGAGTTCGTTGCTAAGCAGAAAGAGGCGCTTCAAGAGTACGAGAGCAGCCATGTTTTGGTTGTTGCATCGGCTGAGGCGCGCTCCTGTTTGTTGGACAAGAAGGATGCTAACTTGGCAAAGCAGCGCGAGCATCTTTTGCCGTTCTGTCCGCAGTCCATGATCGATAAGATCAAGGCTGGGAAGGTTGATGACATTACTCGTGCTGAATTTGACTTGTTCTACGCTAAGTGGGTTCCTCACTTCATGGCTGGCACCTGTGCTGAAGAACCGTGTCGTTCGAACACGTTCGGAACTAGGTTGTCAGCTGTTGCTCCCATAGTTCATGGTGAGCCGAAGAAGGAGCCCCTGCCGACGATGCGGACTAAGAAACCCATCCCTGCAGATAAGCGTGTGACCAAGAAGGCTACTTTCCGCAAGCCCGAACTCGAGGAACCTGAAGACCCGCTTTCTGCGCTCTCGTCTAATGATGAGAGTGAGTCTGAGACGGATTTTTAGGAAGGGGGGACAGACTTCGATCTATCCTCTCCCCCTACCCAGCTGAATTGAGACGCATTACGGCTGGTCCAGATGCCTCGAAGGATCTTGGACCACATCTGCCACATCTTGGGTCAGTCTACCGACATTTCTCGGAGAAGACCAAAGATTACACAGATGAGGACGTGCGCGACTTTATTATTCAGAGGGGAGAGCCTTTGGATTACTACAGTACCTACTGTGTTGTTCCTAAGACTCTCGAGCTCGCAACTGCATCCATCAAACGTTTTGATCGCCCACCATACCCGGTCTCTCCTAAGATCGAACATCTTTACGACATTGCAGCGTCGTGGATTGATCGTCGATATTCACCAATTATGGGAGATTCGCGTGTGATGAGCTATAGTGAAGTGATCGAGTACATGCCTGCCGGCAAGTCACCCGGTTACCCTTGGTCTCTCAAATATGCCTTTAAAGAAGACTTCGCTTCGTCACCACTTGGTGAGGCTCATCTTGAAGACTATTGGGAGAAGTTGGCCACAGAGGATTACTACCAGAGTCTCTGTGCTGCCTTCGTCAAAGAGGAAGTGCGTTCTAAAGTTAAGATTTATGACCAGAAGAAGGCTCGCACCGTCATCGCAATGCCTGGTGACCATGTGTATAGCCATTGTCGACTGGTTCTGGATCAGAATCGCCGTCTCATTCAGTCACATGGACGAGTGGGAAGCGAACTTGGGATTAACTTTTTCTATGGCGGAGCGCATTTGCTAGTCGACCGACATCAATCCTTTGCTGGTGGCACGCACAAACGGTGCTCCATGGCTTTGGACGGTGTTGGATTTGATGGCCGCTATCGAAAGACAGTGTTTCAGCGCGTTGGTAAATTGCGTGCTGGGTGGCTTTGTCGTAGGGATCTACTCCCGACAATGTCACGCGTATTCGCAACATCTACAAAGAAGTGGCCAGTGCTCCTATTATCAATGTCAACGGCGATGTTTTCGGCCGTGATACGGGGCATCCCTCTGGAACGGGTGCGACGACACCTGACAATGGGCTGAAGAACGAGATGGATATCTTCGTACTCTGGATGCTTCTCGCTCCTCCCGACATGTGCAACTATGAGTCGTTCACTGAGAACGTTCTGTTGAGTGTCAATGGGGACGACATAAACATTACAGTTAAGGAGGAATGCCATTGGTTCTTTAACCCGGAGTCTATCATGGGTAAGGCCGAAGAGATCGGCATGGAATACACCTGTGAGTTCCCGCATTTCGTTCATTTTGCTGACCTGACGTTCCTTGGTCATGGCTTCCGCCTAGTGGATCTCCCTGAGCTGGGACACGCGATGTTTTTGCCAGTTATTGACTGCCAGAAGATGCGTTCTAATGCTCTAATCTACAACCAGGCGCAGACCCCAGCCATGTCTATTATCAGAGCGTGTGGCCTTCGTAACGAAACGTTCGCTTGCGATAGCTGCCGTGATTGGTTTGCTGACTTGATCAGTTACCTCAGAGTCAAGTATGGTGCATCTACTAAACCCGAGATTAAGCTCGCGTGGATGAACTATAAGACTGATAAGCAGTTGTGGGAGCTGTATTCTGGATTTGTTGCGGAGGGCGTTTTCTCTGGAGACGCCAGTCTGCAGACCTCCGCATAAAAAGAAGAAACAGCCCTCTTCCCAGTTTGACCATCTGGACAACGCTATCATGACTAAAACTGCAGCCCAAAAACTCCGCAAGAAAGCAGCTGGTGCAGCTCTCATGGCCGCGGCCGCCTCAGCGGCTCGCGCATCCAGTAAGAAGAAGAGCAGCACAAAGAAAGCTGTTAAGATTGTGGAGGCCGCCGAGAAGAAAGGTGGCTGGCTGGTGCCCAGTTCTTCGCTTCAAGTGAAGATTGGTGACGTGCCTGCAGGCCGCGCTGTTGGCTCCGCAGTGGGATCTCTCTTCGGTGAAGGGGGTTCCGCTGTCGGTGGCTGGTTTGGCGACCTGCTGCACCGCGGATTCCGTTCTCTCTCAGGAATGGGAGACTACAAAGGGTCCATTCGGATGCTCAAGGATCATCTTGGGCCTCATGCCAATGGCAGCATCATGCTCTCTCAGAAGATGCCGCTGTTTTCCTCCTCGCGTGAAGATCCGCCCAACACGATCATCTACGAGGAGCGGATTGCTACGATCTACTCCACGATCAACTACACGACTGCGTCGTATCGGTTGAATCCTGGTCTTCCGACTACCTTCCCATGGCTCTCATCTATCGCGTCGAGCTATGAGAACTACAGGTGTCTCGGAATGGTTGTTCAGTCCCGCTCTCTTCTCTCGGAAGCCGCTCAGAGTGCGAATGGCGTGGTTGGTGAGTGGGGCCTCTGCTCGGAGGTTAATCCTACAGCAGCTGCTCCTGCCACCTACAATGCATTTACTACGCACTCCTTCAGTGACACTCAGCGAGGCACAGAACCGTGCATCACTGGTGTTGAGTGTGATTCGAGGAAGAATCCCAATACTCCTTGGAAACAGGTGTCCTTCCCAGGAGATACTACCGACAAGCACTTCACCGACCAGGGTGTTGTGCATGTTGCCACTCAGGGATACCCGGCGAATGGAATTGCTGTCGGCAGCTTGTGGGTTACCTACAAGATCGCCTTCAACAATCCTGTCTCCAATGCAATTAGCACTGGAGTCTCGTCGCAGACTTGGATGGTGGACATGACCGCCACAGCAGGTGCTATCTGCAACGTTCCGGCAGGTGCCAACGTTCTTGCAGGCAGCAAGCTTGGTGGTTCTTGGCCACTGGCCAATCAGTTCAAGATGCCTAACTTTGCGGGCAATTACCAGATGATCGCCATTTGGAGCGGAGTGGCCGGATTTTCGTCCGGTGGTGGCATTTCGGCGAGCAGCTCAGATGTCACGCTCCACTCCAACACGACGGGCGGTACTGGTTATTACTCAGGAGGTGCTTGGACTTCTACGACGTACCTCTCCATCATTTCGGGCAACACGTCTATTCTGGTGGCAAACTTCAACTACACCAATGCCTCGAATCCGACCAGTGACTTCACTTTCACTGCTCCGGTTGGCACGGCTAACATGAAGTGGGCCTTCCAGATGTGGCTGTACCCGCGCGAGTACGGTTTGTCGGTTTTGCCGCCGAACCCGATCGATGCTGAGGAGGTTCAGTCAATGATTCGCTCATCTATGCTCAAACTCTTCGGTTCGGACGCGGAGGATGAGCAAGATGAAGTTGGTGAC